AGGATTTCGCCACGTCCCACAGTCCGCTGTCCCACGCGTCCGTCACGCCGGGATCCACCGCCGCGGAAGGCGGCGTCGGCAGCGTCACTACGTAATCGGTCGCGCCGCTGAGCTGCGGCGAGAAATTGACATCCGCGACGGTCGCCACGAACGTCGCCCGCGCCTGCTTCCACGTGATGGTCTGCGAGGGCGACTGAAACACTTCCCAGCCGCCGACGATGGTGCAGGTGTAGGGCAGGCCGTTGTCCTTGCCGGTGCGATCCGCCTGCATGACGGTGCCGGTCTGGGTGCCGAAAAACATGTCGTCGCCCAGCGTGAAGAAACAGGTGGCGTCCCAGCCGGTGAAGCGACACCACGCGCCCGTCGCCGAGTTGACGACCGCGCAACGCCGCTCTCCGGCCGCGCCGCCGGGCCAGGTGACGAAAATCGCTCCGTAGGCGTCCCACTTGCACATGGTCCAAGCCCATGCGCGCTTAGCCAGCACCTCGCTGCGCCACATCGGCTTGATGGTGCGCGTGATGGCGGCCATCTCTAGCTCCGCTTTGTCCTTGGTGATCGCGCCCGAGGTCGGCAGAATGCCGTCGACGCAGGCGACCAGCAGCTCGCCGCCGATGTTCAGCGTCGCGTTCTTCCCCATCGGAGGCGACATTTCATAGCGGCCCTCCTGCTTCCAGTTGGCGGCGTCGGACGGGTTGCTGCCGGTGAAAACCAGGATCTCGCCGAGGTCGGTCCCGAACACCAGTTTGTCGTCTGCGCCGTCGCCGGCGTTGACGGACCAAACCGCGCAATACATCAGCTTGCCGCCTTTGCTGGCGGCGCCCGACAGCGGGATCATTTCCAATGCGCCCTGCACGGCATTGATCGGCAGGTACCATGCGTTCATCGAATTAAGCTCGATGAAGAATAGCCGGTTGCGGTACTTGCAGACGTGCACCAGATTGCGGCCGTCGGAGACATTGTTGCTGGGGTAGGTGGTCGTGCTGGCGGTGATTTGGCTGGCGTTCAACATGGTCCACGCGGCGCCGTCGAACCGCATTGGGTAGTCGCCGGCGTCGTTGACGACGGTCAAAAAGTTGCCGCCCTGGTTGGCCAGTTGCGCGGTCGAATAATTTCCTGAAAGTTTTCCGCTCGCAACCAGCACCGGCGTCGTGGTGGTGACGTCGTAGATTTTGGCTGCGTTGGCGACGAACATGCGGCGCGTGGTGGTGGGGCTGATGTAGGTGAACGCCGATATGATCGGCGTCGTCTCCGGCAGCGTCGCCCACAACAAGCTGCCGCCGCGGATCTTGGCGCCCTTCATCGTAGGCGCCCAGTTGTCCATGACGATCGCAGCGCCAGGCTGCATGTAGCTCTCGTTCTCATTCAGGATGAGGCCGCGCGATGGGGCAGGAAACACCACTGTTTCCTGCTTGGTGGCGACTTGCTGCGGGACAGCGGTGCGGCGGAATAATTGATGCTGGCTCATGGCATGGGATACGGGTAAGAGGCCTGTACAGCGGCCGGCATCGGCCGTCGTCCGACGATGATGGGCGCTGGCGCATCTCTCCCTGCGATGAAATTAAGCGCGTCGCCGTAGGTCGAAAGATCTTCGGCGTAGGCGCCGCCTTTGCCGGCCTTCCATTGCCAAATCATCCCGAGCTTCAACAGCCGCTCGTCGAGGGCGAAACTGTCGGTGTCGGCCAGGAATTCGGATGCAACGCCGCCGGCGGCAAGTGTGATGCAGTTTTTGTGCATGTAGGCGAAGGTGGCGTTCGTGCCGACGCCCATGATCGGCGCGATCAGCATCTGGCCGCCGATCATGGTCCACTCGCCGTACGGCTGGTCGTACCAGCTCAGCGCGCGGCGGTTCAGCCACTCGTCGGCATCGGGAATGAACATCATCGGCGCCTGCGCCGAAGTCGAGCGCCAGACGTTCGACGTCAGCAGCATGCGCTTGTAATCGGCCGGCAGGTTGAAGGCCATGGCGCCGGTCCACACTGAACCTACAAAATGACCGTCGCCGACCAAGCTGGCGGTTTTCCTGAATTTGGTCCAGTCGCGGAAGTCGTAGGCGATGCGCTGCGCCATTTCATTAGCGAGCGACAGCATCTCCTGCATCGTTCTATTGCCGGTGATGCCCGAGAAAACGCTTGACGGGGCGGTGACGCCGACCGCCATGCAAACATCCCGCACCACCGCCAAAAGCGTCATGCGGCGCTCGCTTTCTCCGGCGCCGCGTTGCGCGCCATCCGCCGCAGCGTCTTAGTGTTGAGCGCGCCAATCGGCGGCTCGCCGGTTTGCGAGGTGATGTATTCGCGCAGCTGCGCCAGATCCATGCCGTCGAATTCGTCGGTCGGAATGGCGCCGGCGGCCTTGTTCTTCAGCGCCGCAAGATCCTCCTGCATCAACTGGTTCTGCGCCCGCAGGGCTTCCAGCTCAGCCTGCACCTGCATCGGCACGGCGCCGCGCTGCGAGGTCTCGATGTACTCCACGGCGGCGTTCTTCATATCTCGGCCGCCCAAACCAAGGTTCTTCAGCTCCTGGCCATCGATGCTGGCCAGCGCCTCCACCGTGTAGATGTTCTGCGCGCGCAGCTCGGCGCGGCGGGCCTCACTGAGGAACGGCGCATTGGCCAGCGGCGTGCCTGTCTTAGTCTGGGTGGTGTGAGCTTTGAATTGTTGATACTGCCGCGAAAAACGCTCGGCGTAGGTCACCTTAACCTGTTCGCCAGTCAGCGGGTCGGTGGCCCAGTGCGAGAATGAGGTCGCGGGATGCGCGGACCAATTCTTGGAGCCGGGATAGTGCAACTCGACGCTCTCCTCGTCGTTGTAGATCGGCCGGCCGGCATTGTGGGTCGCGAGTTGGTCTAGCACGGCTATGTTCTTGAAAATGGCGACGATGCTGTCGTCAGGGTCTTTAACGGACATGGAAGGTTTTTCCTTTGGGAGAATAAGGACCAGGACCGCAGCCGCTCCCACAACAGCGGCCCTGGGTTTCCGACAGGTCGGGTATCTAATCCACCCGCCGAAATTGCATCACGTCGCTGGCGTCGGGTCGCGCATGCGCCAGTTGAACAGTGGGTTCGTCATCGTCAGTTCGCCCATCCAGCCGATGAATTGCGCGATCGCGTCCTTATCGATCGGCATCTGGCCATCGCCTTCGAACAGCTTGTCGAAGTTTCTTGAGGGGTTGTAGCGAATGCGGAAGCTGTCGGTGTTGAGACCAAAGGTTGTATCCGACGGCATGTTGCTGCCGATGCCGCCGTCGAGCACAATCTCCGCACGCTTGCCGCCGCCGATATATTCGAGCGCCGAGAAGCCGAGTTTTCCGAGAGAGGTTTCGTTGGTCTGGTGCTGGATCGCCACCGTGGCCGCATCATAGGCCGCATAGTGTTCCGGCGACATGACCAGAAGGTCCGCGTAATCCTTGCCGCGGCTGGCTTTGGTCATGACGTAGTTGAGCATCGGCCGCGCCGTCGTGGCGTTGAACTGCGTTTGCGCGGGAACGATGCCGCCGCCAAGACTGGTGTGGATGTCGTAATATTTGGTCTGCCATATCGTGTTGCTGCGATCGATGCCGCCATACACGCCGTTGTTGACCGTGATCGGCACCGCCGTGGCGAGACCCGTCAATTGTTTGCCGCCGTTGCCACTCCCGTCAGAGTAGAGTGCAAGGTCCATTGCATCTTCAAGCGCGCGTTCGGCCGCCTCCATGTAGGCGTCGAACACGTCCATCAGTTGATTGTCACCTTGGTTGTTGAGGATCTCCTGCATCGACAGCACGACCGGCACCACGACCTGCTTCGGGTCGTAGAACGCATCATTAAATAAATCGATCGCTGGGTTCAGAAGCTGATCGTAGCCATTATACCACTGGGCTACATTTTTTGAAACCTGTAGTGTTTGTCTGATCCTTGGACCACTATAGGTTTGCCAAAGGCCTTTGCGCTTCAGCACCGCCAGCAGCGCGTTGTTGTTGGAAACGAGGTCTTGGTAGGATGACGATCGATCTTCGAGCGCCATTGAAAGCATCTGCTGATACGCAGAGTTAGTCGTCACATTGGGCATCGGCCCGGCTCCATCAAAAAGGGTTCAGAGGTTAAGCGGCGCCGCGCACGCGACTGATCGCGTGCTCGATAGCCTCACGTCTGCCGACGGGTTTTTCTGAACGCCGAGAAGCTGCGGGTGCAGCGCCACCGGGGGAGCCGGAGATAGACCTGTCAGCGGGTCGGGTCTGAGCCGATGGGGTCGCTTCGCGGGTCTGAGCCGCATGGGTGGCCGGCTGAAGCAGCTCGGCCCTTCGGTACGCGGTCTCCAGATCATAACCGAGGTCGAGCTCGTTTTTGATCTGGGCGCCTATCTCGTCAAAGCGCGGGTGACTGGCCGCGAATTGATCGACTTGAGCGCGCGTGTAGCTGAATTGCTGCGCAGTATGCATCTGGTAGAGCTGGCTTTTCAACCCCTCAATCTCTTGATGCAGGGCGCCGATCTGCTGGCCGGCCGCGGTCTGGGTGTTGCCCATCTGCACCTGGCGCAGCTGCTCGGGGCTCTGGCTCAGCACGTGGTAGGCGATGTCGCGCAGGCCGATCGGCTGGCCGTCGGGAGATTTCATGCCGAGGTTGTTGACGATGACGTCGAGGCCGCCGACTACGTCCTGGCGCAGCTTCTGCTCCATCGAGGTGTAGTTATGCAGCGCCCGCTCCAGCGTGGTGCCGTGCTGCTGCGCCATCTGGTGGTAGCGAGCGATCGGCTGGAACGCGTCGGCGACCGGCCGGAGCTGGTTGTAGGCGTCGGAGAATTCCTTGTGCATGCGGTGGATCTCGCCGCGCACCGGCTCCGGCGTCCGGGCCCATTCCGCTTTGGCGTGATCGGCCATGCGCTGCGGCGGTTCCCGGAACGGAGTGTTTTCCGGCAGTTGTTCAGGCTGCTTTTGTTCGCGCATTTGAAATGCGCCATTTGAACTGCCGTTATCGGTTCGTTCTTTCTCAGGTGGCGTTTGCGCGGCGCGCGGCGCAAACTGGCCGCGCTCGCCGCGGGGCTGCTCGTCAGGCCGCTTCTTGAGGTTTATGCCTTCCTTTTCAGTGGGTTCCGGCGGCCGGTTATGGCCAGCCTTGGCCTCAGCCGGAGGGGGGTTGCGTTTAGGGGCTTCGTTTTTGGCCTCTAAATGCAACCCCTTGGCTTTGGCGTCCTGCTGCCGCGTGGCCTTGTCAAAAGCGGCTTGGATCGCCTCCCGGCGGCTCGGCGGCGCCTTGTCAGGCGCTTGGTTGCTGAGCGGGTTGGGGCTCTGGGTTTGGTCCGAACTGATCGGAACTTCGGTTTGGGCCTGAGGGGTGGGGTTAGACTGAACCGGCGGCGCGACTGGAGCGGAAGTATCGGTCATAACGGTCTCCGTGGCCGGGGTTTAGCCGGCGTGCTACCGGTCTGCCGGACCGGCTGCGGAGATACCCGTTGCGGACCAATGGTCCGGTAACTTAAATAATTTATGTTACCGCTGCCCCGGCCGGTGGCCGGCGGCATATTTCTCCATCGCGATCTTGATCGACTGCTGCCGACGGATTTTAGTTTCCTTTAATTCCGTCGCCCGCGGTTTTGGTTTCGGTTTTTCAGTCCCTACTTCGGTCAGACCGAGGGAGCGGCCGACTGCCCGATATTGACGTTTACTGCTGTAGAAGTTGTCC